AAGCGCAATTGCATGCGGAATTGATATTTATAGATGTAAAATATATTTAGCTGATTAAAAATTAACCTTAAATACAAACAAAAATGAATGACGAACAAAAACTCCTTATTGAGATAAGAAGAAACCTTCTTATAGACCAACTAAACTACATTACAAATCCTATAATTCAGGAAATGCTTACAGGTATAAAAATGTCTGAAAATGTCATGATTGAAAGGAACAATGCTATAGCTCAATATAAATTAGATGTTATCGCTATTTATCCTGATTATGATTTTGAAGCAGAAAAAGTAAAAGCAAGAATGATTTTTGGACTTGATTCTGTTGCCAATGTTACAGGAAATCAGGTCATAGAAGAACTAATCGGAGACTTTGACATTTATACCTTAAATGTTGAAGGTATCACTATAAATGAGCTTCCAAGTCCTTCACACAACAAAACTACTGGGGAACTTTATTTCCCGATGACTGCAGGAGACAAATTCAGATTAACCTATAAACCTATTTAAAATGAAAAAATTACTATTTATCTTATTATTCCCCCTAATTTGCTTTTCCCAATCAACAACAATTAATAATATAGGCACTCCGAATATACATACTCAAAATAGAGGCGGAGTAGGCGGGGATTCTATCGTTTTGCTTCCTGTAAGAAATCACAATAATATATTTGGAGCTTTGAGATTGACAGGAAGGGTTCAGATAAATTCCATAACTCTAAAGCCTGAATACAACAACGGAAGTGCGTGGAATTATTTTGCTTCTGAAAGTTTTGTAAATGCCGGATTGTCTTTAAAACTAAATAATCCAAACGGATTAACGAGCCAATATTTAGACGGATTGGGTGTTCCTAAAAACTTTCCTGCCGTTGCCGATAACAGTCCTACCAACGAACTGCAAAGCCTTTCTTTGTCAGGAAACTTATTAAGCATTACAAACGGAAATAGCTTAACACTTCCTGTAGCAAACAACTACACCGCAGGTAATGGAATAGTAATAACGGGTACTGCTCCAAATCTTACTATATCCGTAGTTCAGCCAACGGTAACGGTCGTAACATCTAAAGTATTAAATTCAAACTTTACCATTTCGACAACAAAACCCGCAATTGTATCTTATTCCGTAACTTGTACTGTAACAAATCCGTTGCTAATCGGCACATCTACTGCGACGGCTTATTTGGAATATTCATTAAACAGCGGTACAACTTGGCTTACCCCTTCTCAAAGCGGCAATTCAAGCGGTGTTGGCGTAACGGTGGCGATACAATTGACAAATACGCAGACAGGCACATTGACGGGCGTAATTCCAACAAATGCTTTAGTGAGAATCAGGACGGCAACAACAGGAACGGCAAGCGTTAATTATATAACAGGAACTGAGATAACTTATTGATATGAAGTTTCCGGAAATAAAAATACAGGCAGTAATAGCGGTTATAGTAGTTCTTGGAGGAATGTCTATAATTACTTTCACAAAAGTAAATGATGCTGACAGGATAGGCTTATTTTCGCTTATGAGCGTTGTCTTGGGTTATTATTTCGGAAGTTCTAAAAGTTCAGCAACAAAAGATGATTCTATAAATGAATTGTCAAAGAAGAATTAAGCATTTTATATGTTTAAAATGAAAAATCCCCTGCGTTGATTCGACAGGGGATTTTTTTATTTAGTCTTTAAAGTGAATAGAAAATCTAACTTTTGTTTGGTCGTAGCCTAATTCATTAAGCTTTTTTATAAGTTTATACATTGTGTCTCCAACAAGTTCACAAGCTTCTTTCTGAGTTTCTTGAGACGGATAAACTTCTCTAATTAAAGATGAAGGTTTTGAATCTACGTGAGTCATGAAAGATTCATTGTGAACATATCCTTTTTTAGGAGGCTTTGTATTGTAAATTAATTTTGACATAATTAATTTAGAAGTTCCCTATATCACTTCAAAGGTTTTAGTTTATTTAATTATAAGTTCTGTAAATCTAAGACTATTTACATAGTAATAATTTTGCAACTCATGAACGTAACGTATGCCTTTTTTAGGATAGCCAGGATAGCATACCCTACATAATCCTTTTTCTATAAAGTCAACAAAACAATATTGTGTTTCATATGTATTTTTAGAAGAAAGAAAATTATTAAATCCCATTTTAAATAGCCATTCTTCGGTTAACGGTATTGGTTTTATTTCGGAAATTTCATAGTTGCTAAATAATTTTCCGTGAATTATATTATGCGATATTGATTCTACTAAATCTATTTCTTCATTGAAATAAACATAATTACCAATTCTTAATTCTTCTGCTTTCATCTTTTCTCTAAATTACATTTTAATAAAAACCCCACTACTAAAACAGAAATTAAAAAAGCTGTTAGCAATACTGTGTAGGCATATCTTTTGTCGAATTTCATAATAATTCTGGGTTATCGTGAATGTTGCCGATTACTTCTAGAGAATGCTTCCAATAATTTTTAAGATACATCCTTTGGGTTTCGTCATCTGATTTTGTTTTTACCAAATCAAAGCCTGCATCTCCATATACAACTATACAATTGTTTGAGACACCCCCTTCTAATTCTACTTTGCTAATTAGAATATCCCCCTCATAAATATCAACTCCGTTTTTGTCTTTCAATCCTGTGAACTGCATTAATTCAAAACTGTAAAATAAAGTGTTTATAGTTTCTTCAAAAGGAACGCATACCGTTTGTATTTCAGGAAATCCCCACATTGAAGTTACTGGATTCATCGTTTTTGTGATCTGATCAAATGCTCTAAATTTTATTTCTCTACTCATAATAAAATAATTTAAAAAAGAAACCCTGCAAAGTCACGACACGATGCAGGGTTCTTTAATTGCTAAAAAAGTTAGCTATATTTTTCCGTAGGTCGTGAACTACATTGCAAACATATAAATAAATTTCATTACTTTTACATCTAACTTAAAAAATATTTAAAATGGCAGGAACGACACCCGATCCAAATGAGATTGACCAATTAGCAATTGATAAGGCTATCGCTGATGCAAACGAAGTTTTAGGGCGTGTAGGCTTGGAACTTATCGGAACACGACCAAAAGACCGTGGATAAGCGAAATAACATTATTCTATGGATAGCTATTATCGTCTCGGTAATAGCTTTCATGTTTTGGGATATTATAAAAGAAAAAACGGGAATACCGATTTATTATTTTGGTAATTCTTTGGCTTTTTTACTGTTATCATTTTTTATTTGGTTGAATAATAAAAAATATGTCGCTAGTTTTGTACTTTTATGCTTATCTCTAAATAATTTCTTAGATGAAACAATTTTCGATAATACTAAATTTGGGTTAAATGAGGCTTTTTTTGCCTTAATTTTGATAATTATAACATACCTTAGATATGCCAGAAAGACTACAAAACCTATCGAATGAGCTTTTAGCTTTTTTTACAAAGATAATTGTCCCCGCAATTATTGGCGTCGGTATAAAAATAGCTGTAGAAATGCAAAGGGAAAATAAAAAAATATCATATATAAATGTACTGCTTTCAATTATAATTGCAGTAGGGATAGTTTATGCTTTTAGTGCGGTAGTTTATAAGCACATCGAAGAAATATATGTACCTGGAGTATTATCTTTAATTGCTATGTTGAGCAAAGATATAGCGGGATTCATCATCTATAAATTTAACGTGGACATCTTTCTTACTTCATTGGTAAATGTGGCACAGGACAGTATAGTTAATTTTTTTAAACGTAAATAATCATGAATAAATTTTCACAAAGAAGTTTAGATACCTTAAAAGGCGTTCATCCGGATTTGGTTAAACTAATGACAGAAGCAATCAAAGAAAGTCCTGTTGACTTTACAATTGTTCAAGGTGTAAGAACTACGCAATATCAGCAGTCGCTATATGCACAAGGAAGAACGGCTAAAGGCAAAATTGTAACCAATGCGGATGGAGTAAAGAAGAAATCAAATCATCAGGCGAAATCAGACGGCTACGGACACGCTGTAGACTTATTTCCATTTTACGATGGTAAAGTACAGTTATCGGATAAAGAAGTAATTCCAAAACTTAAATTAATCTCTGTACACATCAAGGCAGTTGCTAAATGTTTAGGCATTGGAGTTACTTGGGGGGGGGATTTTAAAAGTCTTTTTGATCCAGCCCATTTTGAATTGAAATAATAAATAAAAACATGAAAAATAAAAAAGGTCACTCTTTGGAAGGTTAAACTTAAAAACAAATAAAATGAAAAATTACACTTGGTACGGTGATGTAGTTCACGGAAATAAATTAGGAGGCACTTCTGTATAGAAATAATTTGTATATTTGAATTTGTTTTTCATAACTTAATGGTTTGAGTTAATAATTAACCCGATAGCAACATCGGGTTTTTTATATTATTTATGTATGTTTGTCTTTTAAAAATTTAGTGATCAACAAAACAACATTGAATTTTACAAAACCTCATTATTAATTTAGTGAGGTTTTTTGTTTACATTTGAATAAAAAAATATGCAAACAAATTTCTACTACCACCCAATACTAGGACTTCAATATTTAACTATAAAACACGAAGACCTAAAAGAAAACACTATTCCAAATCGTTCTGAAAGGCGTAAAATTAAATTTTGCAAGAAATGAAAAGCTCAATATTTAAAATACTTGTTTTAACTTTAATGTTTCAGTCCTGCGACATCTACAAACAGTCTTCAAAGTCAAAAACAGATACTGACTTTAAAGAGCAGATTGAAACAAAGACTTTCCGTAAAGGCGATACGGTTACTTATCTAGTTCCAAAAATAACTTATAAAGACACTACAATATACACCACAAACAGACAGGGAACTACTTTAAAGACCGTTTACAATACACAAGGTCAGATAAAGTCAATAGATTGCTTTGCATCGGTTATAGAGGAATTTAAAAAGGAAAACAGAGAACTAAAAGAATTCATCAAAGAAAAGGATTCCGTTAAAAAAGAAGAAGTCAACACGACCTGGATTTTATACGGTTTCGGAATGATCACAATTTTAGGCGGTATCGCTTTATTTTTAATGTACAAAACAATAAATAAAAACAGCATAGCCATATCGGAAATAGCAAAAAACTTATCAAAATAAGATAGCAATTCAAAAATATCTTAATCTTAAACCCTAGCATTTACAAGTGTTAGGGTTTTTTGTTTGCTTTAATTTTAAACTTTAACATATTTACAATTTGACAATTAATAAATAGTTGTATATTTGTACAAGTTAATAACAAAAAAAATATATTTATTATGAATTTTTTAGAAAAACTTTACAATACAACATTAGAATTTACTGATAAACAAATTGATAATGTAATTAATATTTGGGAACTTGAAGGCGATAAAGATTTACAAACTTTCAGTTCTTTGATTATATTAGGAGATTCAAAACAAATAGCTTTTGCCTCTACAATGGTTAAAAAATACAAAGGTGACAATTCAGAATTTTATATTAACGCATATACTAAATAATTATGAAAATACAAACAAGAACTTCATCTTGGGGCATTGAGTTAAGTAACGATACAGTTAAAGAGGAAATAATAAGGTCAAACCAAATTGAATTAAAAGAAACTATTATTAATTTTTTAGAAGCTTCATATTCTATGGCTAACTTGTTAGATTCAGACTATTTTAAAAAAAATATTACTAGAAAAATGGAATCATGTATAAATATTTTGGAAAAAATGTAATTATGTCAGATAAAAAAACAACATTTCAAAATTGGGTAGATGCAAAATACCCTTTCGGCAAAAGAAAAGAACTTGCAATATATGCAGGAGTAAGGCAGGACGTTTTGAGCCGTGATTACAGACGTGCTAACGGGTTGGAAATGATAAGCAAATACGCAAAGCTTACAGGGGAAAAATCAGTAGAATTTCATGGATTTGATTATGGTTGCGAAATATCAGGAACTCTTAAAATAACTTAAAATGAGCGATATTTTAGAAAAATTAAACCAAAGAAATCTTTTAATGTTGGCTGAAAGATTAATCAACGACGAAGTACCAACAGAAACGCAAAGCGAAATTAATCAGTTTGATGAAGTTTTTGATTTGCCATTGTCTAACCCTTTATAAAGAATATTAATTATGAATAGAGAAATTAAATTTAGGACTTTTCAAGAAGGTAAAATGTATTTTCATGAACTATGCGACTACATGGGCAGTTCAGGTATTTTAAACCCATATATTGGTTGCGAAAAAGCCATTTGGATGCAGTTCACAGGCTTAAAAGACAAAAACGGAGTTGACGTTTATGAGGGGGATATAGCGTTTCATCAAGGAAAGAACAGGGTATTTATTTACGGAGACGGATGTTTTGGTTTTATAGGAAGAAATGTGCCTGTAGTCTATATAAATGATTTTTTAGTAAGCCAAATGGAAATCATCGGAAACATTCACGAAAACCCTGAATTATTATGAAACAATTTGAAAACAAGGTATTGTTCATCAAGGATGAAGAAATGCTTAAAGAAGTGGAAAAATTAATTTTAGGTTCTGGATTTAATATTGGTGCAGATTATTGGTTGTGTAAAGAAGATTATTATAATTTTTTGTATTTCGATAACGAAAAAGACTTCAATGTAAGCATTACAGTAGAAGAAGATCAAGAAATAACACTAGAACAATTCAAAGAACTTTTAAAACAGTAATTATGAGATTAAGTAAAGAGGTATTTGAATTTCTAAAAAACTTAAAAAAAGGTGATGTTATTTTTATTGATATGGGTTTAATAAGAAAAGTAAAAGTTTTAGAAAATTATCCTGATATGGGAAAAATAAAATTACGCAGAAGTATTGGTTTTTTTGGAATTATGAACTACAAATTTATCGAAGATTATAAATATTGCGGGTTTTCAGACATATTAATACTAAATAAAAAATAAAATTATGAAAAAACTATTAATCGCTTTGGTATTTACAACCTCTGCATTTTCACAAGAAAATTATCCTTTCGTATCGTTAGGATTTGATTTGGCAAACGCTACAATTGGAAGCAAACCAACGGACAACAAAGCAAGCCTTGACGGTCAAATCAGAGTTGGCGCATCGTATAAATCAAATGAAGTGTATATGCAGTATGAAAACTTCGCTACAATAGACTTCCAACAATACGGAGTTGGTTATAACAGGGTAGTTTATCCGATGTATAAAGTTGATTTGGCAATCGGAGTTGAAACAGGATCAATCATCAGAAACGGAAATTCAAACTGGCTTTACTACGGATTTAACATCGAGCCAAGATATGACCTAACTAAAAAGGTTCAGGTTGCTTTACAGGCAAATTACAGGCTTCGACAAGATATTAAATACTTGTACGATACTGGAAAGACAGAATTCAGAGCAAGCATTTTTTTTAATGTAATCTATAAATTAAAATAATATGAAAATTATAATAACAACAATAATTGCATTATTCGTATTAGTATATCTTGGTTTTTGTTTTGCTTATTGGGACATACTTTTATTTTTAAGAATACCATATTACGATATAGATAAAAGAATAGGAATAATTGTTATCTCTTTTTTTACCCTGACTTTGGGTGCAGCATTAGGAAATGCAATACAAGGAACTATTGAATATAATAAAAAATATAAAAAATGAGCAATTATGACAATGAACATTTAGGACATGAAAACCCCGCTTTCCCTCCTAATTTAGAAGAAATCGAAGTAATCGAACTTACCGACGAGCAAAAAGAAATCCAAGACTTAAGAATGTCAATAAATGAACTTCAAAGGATAAATTCAAACATGCAGAGAATTTACAACGAAAACTTTATTTCTTTGAGTTCTCCAAAAGAATATGAAGGTGTTGGTGAATACATCAGATTAAGAGAACTTTTTAACCATAAATTAAATAAAATATAGTTATGTCGGAAGAAATAAAATTAAACATTTACGAAAAGATTCAATCAGTATCAAATGAAATTAGAAATATATCTAAAGGAATGACTGTTGGAATTGGTAATTATTCTTATAAAGCGATTAGCGACATAGATGTTACTTTGGCTGTAAAAGATGCAGAAACTAAATTTAGAATTACATCAGTTCCGATAAAGCAGGAATTGATAAATTCAGAAATTTTAAAAACACTAAAAAAAGACAATACAGAAGGAATAACTTACGTAGATACAATTAAATTGACTTTAAAAATAGTTGACTTAGATGACGTAACAAGTTTCATTGAAGTAGAATCTTTTGGACGTGGTATAGATTCAGGAGACAAAGGTTTCGGTAAAGCATCAACATACGCAAGAAAATACGCATTGCTTAATGCTTATAAAATTGCAACAGGCGAAGATCCGGATGCAGAAAAATCAAAAGAGGAATCTGCAAGAAAACCAATATCAGAAAAAAGAATTGCAATTGAAAATTACCTTAATTCAAACTTAAGTGTATTACAGGAAATATTGAAATATTTCAATGTTGGTGTTTTGGCAGACTTGACAGATGCACAAGTAACTACAATTCACAAGACATACACAGATAAAAAACTTATTTAATTATGAATTTAGTATTAGGAAGTGGGGATATTTCATCTTTGATGATGGGAAAAGAAACACAAGGGTTTAGAGATTTAATTAGAAAGTTTTTGTCTGATGATAAACCTAATTATAATGCTTTAGCAAGTCCTATAAACGCTTTAAGGACTGGCGCTATTTTGGAGAAAAATTATTTAAATATTTTGCCAAATGATTACTTCTGCCAATGGAAAGAAACTTCTGAAGAAATGAATGTTTTTACCTCATCAATAGATTTTGCTAAAATTGAAAATGGAAAAATAGTTGATTTTGATGAATTAAAAACTATTTATTTTACTGACTTCATATCTATTATTCAACCTTTAACGGTATTGTCTAAAAAAGAATATACCGAAGTATTGAAAAAGAAATTTAAGAAAAACTACGAGCAAATTATGATTCAAATGTATTGTTCGGATTTGAAAGAAGCAAATTTAGTTTTTCTTTCGGTAGAAACTTATGAAGATGAAGAAAACGAAATAAGAGAGATAAAACCAAATGAGTATTTTAAGTTTAGATTAAATCGTGATGAATTTGTAATTTCCGAAATAAAGGAAAAAGCAAAAATATTCCAAGAACTTAAAAATTATTTCAATGAAAATACAGATAAGAACATCAGTACTTAATGGAAAATTCAAAAGAAACATAAATCAGATTGTTGATGCGGTTTCAGGATTTGAAGGAAAGGATTGTTTATTTACAATTGAGCGAATCAAAAAGAACCGTTCTAATCAGCAAAATAAATTTTACTGGGGTGTTTGTCTTCCTTTAGTTCAAAACGGCTTAAAAGAAGCTACAGGCGAATACAGGACAATGGAAAACATACATTACAACATACTTTTAAAAATGTTTGCTCCGGAAAAAGAATTGATAAATATAGAATCGGGCGAAGTTATTTCTGAAAAAATAAGCAGTTCCGAAATGTCAACTACTGAATTTATGGAGTACATTTTAGAAATACAAAGATGGAGCGCAGAATTTTTAAATGTTATAATTCCAGATCCTAATACTGAAACAACATTAAATTTCAACGAATGAAAAAGACACAAACAAAAGAAGAAGCAATTGAAATCGTTAAGCTTGGAAATATTAGCTTTTATCGAAAATAATTATTATATTTGGTTAACGTTACAGCATCTCAATTAAAGTAACATTAAAAACATTATAGCCGATTATTAGGATAGCGAGTTGAGATGCGCTTGAATAATTTTCGGCATTTTTATTTATTATGAAAACAAAAAAATGCTCTAAATGTTTACAATACAAAGAATTATTAGAATTTAGAATACATAAGAAAGCAAATATGGGATTAACTCCTCGGTGTAAAAATTGTTTATCCAGAAAAAAGAATTCGGAAACAATTAATAATTTAGGAGAAATTTGGAAAAATGTTATTGGTTATGAAGAATTTTATGAAGTCAGTAGCATGGGTAGAGTAAAAACAAAAGAATGCTCAAGAATATCTATAAAAAAACGAAAAATATTCTTAAAAAGTAGATTGATAAAAGGATGGGTTTCTAATGTAGGCTATCCATCTGTTGTATTGAGAGATAAAAATAATATTTTAAAGACTTTGAGCGTGCATAGATTAGTAGCTATGGCTTTTTTAGAAAACAATTCTAATAAACCTGTTGTAAATCATAAGAGTGGAATTAAAACAGATAATAATATCGAAAATTTAGAATGGTGTACATATTCAGAAAATGCTATTCATGCGCATAAAGAAGGATTGATGAATCCTATATCAGGAGTAATGCATCCTTGTGCAAAATTAGATAATGATAAGGTAAAGCACATTAGGGAAACAGTTGGTGTTATGAGTAATTCAAAACTAGCAGATATATATAATGTTTCAAGAGGCGCAATAAACTCTGTAAGAACATTTAAAACCTGGAAGATTTAATCAGCAACAAAACAGAAAACAATAACAATCACTTAATTTATTTGAAAAATGAGAGAAATAAAATTTAGAGTATTTGATCAGATCACAAAAACGATGAATACAGTAACATCAATGTGGGGATTTCCTGAAATAGAAACGGTATGCGTTCCTTTTGAAGAAACCATAAACACTTTATTTTACAGTTTTGAATTAATGCAGTTCACAGGATTGAAAGACAAAAACGGTGTCGATATTTACGAAGGAGATATTTTAATTAGCAAAGTAGAACTAGAAGGGGGTGTTTCAAACAATTGTATAGTTGTATATGGAGACGCAGGATTTGACTTGGAAAAAATAAAATCAGATGACGAAACCCAAAGGATGTATCTTAAAAATTATTGGAAGCATTCTTTGGAAGTAATCGGCAACATTCACGAAAACCCTGAATTATTATGAAAAACCTACTAAACTATTTCTTTCCTGTACCAACATCTGAACAGAAAGTAAACCGAAGAACTTTAGAGCTTTTCGCTGTCTTAAATTCACAGACAGAATATGAATTGACAGACCTTGAAAAGGTACAAGTGCTGAACAATCTTAGAAGGGTTCTAAATGAATCGCTTACATCGAAGAAAAACAAGCTTATCGAAGATTCTGTAAATGCAAACTTAAGCTCGTCAGAAGTACAGAACGCAATTAACCATATTGAGTGATGGCAACCTCAACTTTAACCCACGAAGAAATAGTTTTGGTAACTGATTGCTATTTATCAGGAAAAGAAAACACTGTAATTGAAATACAAAAAAAAACCGGCGTATCACGTCATAAATTTCATTGTATAATAGATTCAATTTTTTTCAAAAAATATAAATTTGAAATTATCGAAAGCAAATTAAATTACATGATTTGATTGTGTATTTCAAATATTATCGTATTTTTGTTGTGTAGTTGGCTCATCACATTATACCAACTTCAGTCTTAAACAACTCCAATAATGAACCGAAGTGATGAGCGGGGATTTATTGGAGTTTTGTTTTTTTATCAACTTAATAGTTTATTGGAACTTAAAACCTTTATTTATTATGGCAAAATTTGAATTAAAATTTTTAGATTGTACAGACGAATCTACAATATCTGTAACAAGAGAGAATCCTGAAAACAATTTTATAAGAAAAAATATTCCAGAAGGAATTATTTATATAGAAATATGTGATATATATACGGGATCAAGTGCTATTTATCTAGACAAGAGTACAGCAATCAAGTTCGCTAAAACACTTCGTACTGAAATAAATAAAATAACAAGTTCGGAGGTGGAAAATGGATAAGCTGCAATGGTTTAAATTTACTCCTAGTGATTGGATGATGGGAAAAATACAAAGATGCCCTGAAATAACACAAGCAAGATTTTTACGGCTATGCTGTATGTATTGGAATAAAGATTGTGAATTATCAATTGAAGATTCAATTATTGAAATTGATCAAGAACACTTTGAAATTCTTATTTCAAAAAAAATATTGACAAAGGATAGTAAAAATGTTTACATTTCATTCCTTGATGAGCAAAATTTAGAAATAAAAGAAGTTTATAAAGATAAAAGCACAAGTGGCATTGTTGGCAATTTAAAAAGGTGGCATCACCCTATTTATCAACGTTTTAAAGCAAAAGAAATATCTTTGGAAGAAGCAATAGAATTATCAAAAACCATCGCACCAGCATCGCACACCGATAGCATACCAATCGCACCACCATCGCAAAACATCGCAGATAATATAAAGACAATACAAGATGAAGATGAGATTAGAAAAGATGAAGAAAAGAAAAGAAAAGAATTTCTTTTAGAAAAAGAAACAAAAAGTATTTTTAAGTTTTACAAAGAATTAGAAAAATTAGGTGCAGAAAAGGATTTGTTAAACGACTGGAACAAAGTCAGAAAAAAAAAGAACGCCACCGACACCAAAACTGCATTAGACAAATTTATTTCACAGGTTTATTTATCAGGAAAAGACATTAATCAAATTTTAAGAATCTGCATTGAAAAAGATTGGAAAGGATTTGAAGCGGAATGGATAAAAGAAAATAAAAATTTACAAAATGGAAATCAACAAAATACAGCAGCAACAAAGCAAAAATTCAGAGATACCTTCTCAAATCTTGCCAAAAAACACCAACAAGCCGAAACTGGCAATACTGAAGGAGAATTATTTGAAGATACGGAATATACAGAACTTGAGTGAAGTTGATGAAACTATTAATTTTATTTTAGATATAACCGGCGTTAAAAGTGTTGGAGAAACAGAAGAGGAACACGGTAAAAATCTAGCTTTTATTTATAATTTTATTATCGATAAATTTCACTTCCTTACTTTAGAAGAAATAAAAGAGGCTTTTAGAATGTTTGTTGCAAAGCAATTTGAAGTAAAAGTTTTCAGAATGATTGATTGTGTTGTTGTTGGGGAAGTTCTTTATTCTTATATCGAATATCGTAATAATCAGTTAATAAATTATATTCCTGAATCAATTGAAAAACCTAAACTTGAAGTAATTACTAATTCAGCAAAAGAAGATATTAATAAAAAAGCAGTAAACCGTGTTTACAATGAATTTAAAGAATCACAATCATTGCCCGATGGATTGACTTACATTTATGAAATTTTAGTTGAAAACGCTTTGATTAAAGTTCCAAACGAAAACACGCCAAAGCTTAACGCTTACTACAACAGAAAAATTTATGAAGCGCAAAAAGAACTAATAGCTGAAAAGAAAAATGAAATTTATAAAGCCAAATTAGGATTGGATAAGGGAAATTTATTTAACCTCAATGAAAATCTTAAGGCTATCGAAGAAAAAACGGATAATTCAATTATTTTGCGAGCTAAAAAATTAGTGCTAAAAGAATTTTTCGTTTCAAAGATATTGGCTAACCAAGAAAATATATTTTATGAAACCTAATCTGCCAACAACTAAGATTTTAGATACTGTCTGCAGTTATTTTTATATTGAAGAAAAGCTTATAAAAAGCAGTTTAAGAAATAAAAACATAGCTAAGGCAAGACACGTTTACTTTTACCTTTGCGGGGAATTTACGGAACTCACAAATGAAAAGATAAGCGAAACGGTAAAACGTGAACATTCTAGCTATCTTCACGGAAGAAACAAGATCAAAATTGAAATGACAATTTATCCAATATTAAAAAAAGAGATAGAAGAAATTATTTCAAAGCTTTTCGAATGCAATAAGCTAATTCCGGAAAGCATCGACTTATTGAAAATGGCAGAAAACTATACTAACTCATTTATTTAGAAATTATGAAAAATAAAATATTATTCGATTTTTATGAAAGAATGGTTATAATTGATTATTATAAAAATCCAAAGCTATATAAACAACCACCTATTGTTGTTGGAAGATATAAAATGGCAATAGCTTTAAGAGGAATTAATAAAAAAATGTCTGTTTATGCAAATTATATTTTAGACAAATTATCTAAATATTTATAAAAAAGTAAACAACAAAAGCAACCCTAATTTTTAAAAATAGTATTATGAATAGAGAAATAAAATTTAGAGCTTGGGACATTGATAGTTCTGAAATGCTTTACACAGATAAGGATAATAATAGAAATGATTTTTTCTTTTCCTTTTCAGAAGGATATTTTGAATTGTATTTATCAGTTGAAAACGATTATCCCGATAACAGAAACATAAAACTAATGCAGTCTTCAGGAATAAAAGACATAGATGGAATAAGCATTTATGAAGGAGACTTAATAAAGGGATATGGAAATGATGCTCACGAAGTTATTTTTGCAGACGGTGCTTACTATTTGAAAAAAAATAATAGCAGTATTCGCTTATCAAGAACTTGCGGGGCATTAAAAATTATCGGAAACATTTACGAAAATCCTGAATTATTATGATAGCTAATTGCAAATTCTGCAGAAAGAAATTCGAGCAAAAAATATTCAACTACAGATTTTGCGAATCTACTCCTGAATGCAAACAAGCAGGAACAGAAGCAAAGAATATTTTGATTAAAAAAGCAATGGAGAAAGTGAAGCTTTCAAAAGAAAAAAATTCAAGGGAAGAAACTAAAGTATTGCGTGAAAAGTTGAAAACTTTATCAGAATATGAAGCCGAAGCAAAAAAATCATTTCAAAAATTTATAAGGCTTCGTGATGCAGAATTAGAATGTATTTCATGCGGTACAAATACAGCTACTGAATGGCACGCTTCACATTATTTTGACTGCAATAAATATTCAGGATTAATATTCAATGAGAAAAACGTACATAAGGCGTGTAAGCAATGCAATGTGTTCTTTCACGGAAATATACCAGAATACCGTAAAGGATTGATTAAACGCTACGGATTGGCTTATATTGAGGAACTGGAAAGTATTTCTGATGCAAAAAGAGTTTACAAGTACACCAAAGAAGAATTGATTGCTAAAAAAATGCAATACGATATAAAAATTAAAGAATTTAAGTAGTATATTTGCGTTAGTAGAGTCGTCGCTACAATAAAAATATTTTAAAATTCCCGCAGGATAAAAGACGACGACCTTTTTGATTGCGGGTTTTTACGTTATGGCAGGAAATAATACAAAACATGGGCTAATAAAGCATCCTCTTTACAGAAAGTGGTCAGACATGAAAAAAAGATGTAACAATCCAAATGTAGATCGATATAAATCTTATGGAGCATTAGGAATAAAAGTATGTGACGAATGGAACAAAAGTTTTAAATCTTTTTATGACTGGAGCATTTCTAATGGATGGGAAAAAGGCTTGACGATAGAAAGAAAAAACGTAAACAAGGACTATTGTCCAGAAAACTGTTGCTACATTCCTCTGTCAGAACAAAAATATAATTTAAGAAATACGCTTTGGGTTGTTTACAAAGGAATTAAAATACCATTCAGGAAAATTTCAAACGAAAACAATCTGGAAATAGATTTTAGAACAGTATGGATAGGGTTAAAGAATGGAAAAAAAATAGAGTACTATTCAGAAAAATATCCAAATATAAGAAAGGCTTTAGATAATTATTTGGTTATGCACTATGCTAAAAATTTTATTGATTTTTTAAATAGCGGACATGTAAAGTTTGAAAAACTGAATTCAACTCAAGACGGAGGTATAATGATTAAGTTTGAAAATATAAAAGGTTACTATTCATCGGTTGAAATCTTCAATGACGGTGATGTTGTATTTTTGATTAAAGGCACAGAAACTAAAGCTTGGGATTTTAAGCATGAAGATTTTATCCAAAAAATTAGTGCGTCTTATTCTGTGTAAATGTGTACCACTTGTCAAGAATTAAAAATATATGTCTAAAAAAGATCCAATATCCGAAACCCAAACCAAGCTAAACAATTTAAAAGTAAAGCGTTCAGTAGAGAAGACAGACAAATACGATATTGAGATTAAAGAATTGGAAAATATAATAAATTGGTTTAATTATGGAATTAGGTAAATATAAATTCAACGATTGCAATGTTTGTATAAATGAAGATGTTTATTTTATATTTTCAACTCATTATTCTCTTTATGCTGAAATATTTTTTTCAATGAATTATTCCGGAATGTGGAACAGCCATATAAGATATGGATATCAAACAGGTGGACTATCTCAAAACGTATCCGGATATACTTTTAAAACAAAAGAAGATTGTTTATTGTCCGGCGTAGAAAAGTTAAAAGAAGTCATTAACCGGCATAACCACAAAAAATATGATTTCAATCAAAAAGCATTAAAAGCGCTTGAACAATTTATACAGCCTGAGCAACTAACATTATTCTAAAAAAATGGAAAAAATAAAATTATTAAATCTATATGCCGGATTAGGCGGTAATATAGAATTATTGGACGAAGACAAATTCGATATTACTAATGTTGAATTAGATCCAAAAATAGCAAATGTGCTTCAAAAAAGGAAACCAAATCAAAAAGTAATTGTTTGTGATGCTCATCAGTTTTTATTGGAAAATTATAAAGAATACGATATTATTTGGGCTTCAAGGCCTTGCCAAAAGCATTCAAAGATGAATTTAGCAACCAGGCACAATATGATAAGATATGTTGATGGTGCTTTATTTGAAGAAATAATATTTCTTACACAGTATTGCAAAGACAAAAAGTGGGTAGTTGAAAACGTAGTACCGTATTATCAACCTTATGGTAATCCCGTAAAAATAGGTAGACATTTGTTTTGGAGTAATTTTGAAATAGAACAAATGCAGGAAGTGCCTAAATCCCCAAAAGGAATGATGAATTTAGCAACTGTTGGACAAAAAAAAACTATGATGGATTGGCTCGGTATTTATTATGAAGAAAATATATATTATGAAAAAAATCATTGTCCGGTTCAGATATTGAGAAATTGTGTTCATCCAAAACTAGGACTTCACGTTATTGATCAAATATTTAAACACCCTAACCTAGCGTAACAGCTAGGTTTTTTTATTTGTAAATGTTAAAGTTTTAAAATACATCAAAAATATAATATTAAACTATTGTGTAATTAAAATATAGTCGTATATTTGTACTCAGATAACAACAACATTAAAATTAATATTATGACAAATTTAGAAATACAAACAGCAAAAGAAAATATAAAAATCATAGATGATAATTTAAATAGACTTTTTGTAGTATCAAAAGATTTAGGTTACGAGGATTTTCAAAAATTTCTACTTGAAGTGTCGAAAGCATTTTTAAGAAATAAAGAGTAAATATAAACAGGGAAGCCGAAAACTGAATAGAGTAGGCGAGAATTTCAAACCAAAAATTATGTTACAAGACGCATTTGATCAAATTAGACTTCTTACTCAAAAAGAAGTAGTAGAACAGATTAGATTTAATAAACTGACTGTTACGCTAAAGTTAAAAGGACAGCCTGCAGAGGTTTATGGGTATAATTCTGCTACTGAAATTTCAGATTCTATTGAGTTTGCAGAAAGTCAGTTAAAAAAATAATTATTAACGCCCCGATTAATTTCGGGGCAAATTAAATATAAAATGAAAAATTACCAAGAGGCAATTATAGAGCTTATAAAGCTAACAGGGATGACTCAAAGGCAAATTGCTCTTAATGCAGGTTTGCCTCAGGAGCAATTATCAGACTGGAAAAATGGTAGAAGGTCTATTTCATTAGAAAACTATATTCATTTGTGCAAATCAAACGGAATTAATCCGGACGTACCATTGAGTAATATAGTTACAAACCAAGCTTTAGAAAATGTTGAAAAGGAGTGTTTAAAATCTAAAAAAGAGTAGTTATGCTTAAATTTAAAATAGGTGACTTTGTAGAACATGAAATTTATGGACAATCTAAAATAACATTCGCTACTGATAAAAATGTTTCTAAACCTTATGTTATAAGGCATAAAGGTGGTATTCATAAATGTTCAGAAAATGAATTAAAAATATTAATTAATAATTTATGAAAGTCTACGTAACCAAGTACGCATTGACAAGAGGTATTTTGTTGATGGAAGTTACAGATAAATTCGAATCAAATACAATACTTTATAGTATTAAATATGGGTATTTCAATAAAGGAGATCATTTTAAAAATATTGAAGAAGCAATCAAAGACGCTGAACAACGCAAAGAAAAGAAGTTAATCCAGCTTCAGAATCAATTGGAGAAATTGGAAAATAAAAATGTAACGATTATTAAAGAAGTTTAGTTATGAGTGAATTTAAAGGAACAAAAGGAAAGTGGGAGGTTATAGATAATTACGATAACGACCGAAAAATATACGTAGGAACTGACAATGGAGAAGGTGATGAAGTGTATAGCGTAGAAACTTCTGAAATGACCTATATGGAAGATTTCGCCAACGCAAAACTAATAGCACACGCTCCTGAACTTTTGGAAATGGTAAAGCTTTTAGTCGATAGATTAGAAGAAAACGGATTAGGCAAATTAGATGCCATTTCAAGAGCAAAAGAGTTAATCAAATCAGCAACAGAATAACTAACAAATAATTAATTATGACACCACAGGAAAAAGCAAAAGAATTATTAGAAAAATATCAGTCAGAAAAAATAATTACGTTTCAACGATCTTCTTTAAGTCCGATTGAAGAATACGAATTAAGCGATTCAGAAGCGAAATTTTGCATTAAAATTTTGGTAGATGAAATAATGGCAGAGTATTTAGAAACGCCTGCAAGTCATTTCTTCGTGTATGCTACTGATAAAATAAAATATTGGGAAGAAGTGAAATCAGAACTAGAAAAACCATGAAAACGCTAACCCCAACAAATCTTATTGCGGTGGAAGTGCAGAAAGACGCAACAGATATTAGGATTAATGAATTTGGAACTTTTATTTTTTATCAAGATAACGGAAAAAGAGCGTATCATTTAGATTTCTTTGCTTCTGAAATTATAGGCGAAGTTACAGATACTGAAATTTCTTTTGACGTTGAGCTTCCAAACAAAAATTTTGTAGGTAGAACTGTTTATAAAGATTTTAATAATCCTGAAAGTGGTTTTTTCGAAACAAAAGAAAAAAGCTTCCGAAGTCTATTGCGGTTTAATGAAATTTACTTTAAAAATCCTATGGGAAAGACCCCAAACATATTAAGAGATTCGGAAAACTCTTGGACTTCTGAACAGTACAAAGAATGGCAATCCTACGAATCAAAACTAATCAAAGGAAAACTTATAATTTTAAAACAAAAGTAAAATTTAACCACTTAAACTAAACAAATGGTACACGAATTAAAAACTTGGACAGAACATTATCAGAATGTTGTTCGTGGCTTAAAGCCTTGGGAAATACGATTAAATGATAGAAATTATCAGATTGGCGATACTTTGGTTTTAAAAGAATATTTTCCAAATTTAGAAGAGTATTCCGGCGATAAAATTATAGTAGAAGTAACCCATATTTTGAATGGCGGTAATTTCGGAATTGAAAAAGGATATTGCATTATGACAATCAAAAAAATTTAAAAATGAAAATACAAGAAAACAAACAAAAAGCTATTGAGTTGGCTTATGGGGAATATTGGGATATAGTAAAAGATTATGTTTATGAAAATGGGTGGTGTGACTTTACATTTACAAAAGATACTAATATCTTAATTCCAATTGAAATGGATTCAAAATTTCCATTAGGCAGACCAAAATCACTTTCAGGAATCGAAACTAACAACAATTGGACGGTTATAAATTCAGATGAGGATTTGCCAAAAGAAAATATGCAATGTTTTATTATGCAGAATGGAAAAATTCAAATAGGGAATTACATTTCAAATTACAAACGGTGGTTTGCACCGGGTTGCTACTATTCAGAAACCTATAAAAGTTTAGGAATTACACATTACCAACTTATAAAAGAACCCTCAAAACCAATCTACTAATGAAGACACAAAAACTAATTCCGCTTTTGGATTACGTATTGGAACTTTGTCGCGACAGAAGTTTTGAGTCAAGAGATTCCGTTTTTGGGACTCGAATTGAAAACTACGCTAAATTCCTATCACAGCCTTTAAAGCTATCGATGTTTATTGTTTGTGATGAAAATGAAGTTCCGTTAGAGGATCCACTTCATGACGATTGGTATAATCAGCAGTTTTTAGATGCAGAAAAAAATGTTTTATTTGAAGGTTGGACATTTGAAGAAATAAATAAATCTATTTACAATAAAAATTACGATTATATATATTTTGACAAGCCTAATCCTAAATATTATGACGGAAAAAACACTTTTGTTTTAACAAAAATAGAAGACCTCGTAAAACAAGGCTTAACCCTCACAGAAAACGCAGTTAAAACTATAAATGGATAGATTATGGAATGGGAATATATCTGCTGAAAAAAAGATTACAAAAAAAGAAAATTGCATTTATATTTCTTCATTAAATAAAAAGAATGTGATTAAAATATTAAAAAGAGATTACGGAATAACACTTAAAAACGAATAGTAACTTAAAATAAGTAAAAATATGTTAGCAGAATTAGAGGAAGCAAAACAGTTCCTAATCAAGAAGTTTGGAAGTGTTGAAAAAGTAGAGCCAGGCACTTATGCCATTCCTACACAAACATCAAAAGGAGATGCGTTTATGAAGGTAGTAATAACTCCTGACATGGGAATGAAAGATTTCCATTTATTCAAAGACGAAAAGCTTACAGTAAGTTGGTACGATAACTAAAAACAAACACCCTGCTTAGAAATAAGCGGGGTTTTCGGGTGAAAACAATTATTATTAACTCTAAAAAGATATATTATGAAATTAAGATAAAAAAAACACCCACCGAGAAGTTAAAACAATTTTTAAATCCGGTATGAATTTTACGATCATCAAAGCGGGGTCGTTCCCGCTTTTTTGTATTACATTAAATTAAAAATAATTAACTATATTTGCTTATGAAAACATTACAAAAAGTAGAAATAACCTTTGAATATGTCGAGTTTATTCCTGAAGAAAGAAAAGAAAAGATTATTTATATTTCAGAGAAATATGGCGTAACTGTACATAATTGTTTATGTGGTTGTGGTGGAAAAACTATCCTTCCAATAGATTGTATTATTGATGGACAGGATTTAGGATGGAAACTTATAAAAGAACCTAATGATAAAATATCATTTACGCCAAGTGTTGGCAATTTTCAGATGCCATGTAAATCTCACTATATAATTACAAAAAACATCGCTAATTTTTGCTAAAACACAATAAAATGAATAATACTATTCAAAGAAGATACAAAAGAGAAAGAAAAATAAAAAACACACTTTGGCTATTTCTAGCTATTGTAATCCTAGTATTTATTTTATCATGTTCTTCAGATAACGACACCTGCAACTGCAGAAAAGAAGTTTATAACAACAGCATACAGTTTCTTTACGATCAACCCGCTGACGAATCAAAATGCACAGGGGATAAAGCTTTAAGAAGCGATGGAAACGGAAATATGTATAGATACCAATGTAAATAGTTTATTATGGCTTACAGTCAAGAAGAAAAGGACGAAAAATTTAATCTTATCATTTCAGAAATTGAAAACGGAAGTCCTTTGAGAAAAGTACTAGCAATTTACGACATGCCTAGTTCTTCTACTTTTTATAAATGGCTAGAAGAAAAAGACGAAGAAGGTAATCTTACAGAAGAAGCTAAAGAGAAAACGAAACGATACGCACGCGCATGCGAGGAAAGAGCAGATAATTTGTTTGAGGAAATACTTGAAATTGTCGATGACGGAACAAACGATGTTGAAGAAATTGACATGGACGGAATAGTGATAGAAAAAGTAAATCACGAACACATACAAAGAAGCAGACTTCGCTACGATGCAAGAAGATGGATGATAGGAAAAATGAACCCTAAAAAATACGGGGATAAAATTCAACAGGAAATATCGGGAGAACTAAAAACAACTCCAACCGAATTGAAAGTAACGATCAGAAAACCAGAAGAGGAAGAAGATTAAAAATGGAATTCGAAGCCACTATAGTTTATGAGAAAAATTGGAACGCAACACTTAAAAAGTGTGATGTTTGTGATGGGTCAGGATTAGTAAAAAACATTAGTTGCAATTGGTGTGGTGATGGTACTACAATTAATCATCCAGGTTCTGGTAAATATTATAGATACATAAACAATAAAGGATCTTCAAGAAGTTCAAAGACAGTTTCATTGATTGATGTGTTTGATACGTACGCTAGAGCATACAAGAATAAACGTATGACTGTTTGGAGAGACACTAAGACTGATTGCAAAAAAACTGTTTTAAATGATACGTTAAAAAGGCTAAAGAAAACAGGGCGTTATAAAGTAGGTCAAAACTTCAACAAGACCGAAAGTATTTTTACCTACGATACAGATTCAACTTTCGAAATACACGGTACGGATGATGAAGAAACAGTACACGGACTTACTCAAGATTGTTCTTGGTTTAATGAGCCATACAAAATATCTAAAGACACTTTCGACCAAGTTGATCAAAGAACTTCGGATTTTGTTTTTATAGATTCTAATCCAAAAAAAGATACTTGGATAGATGATATAGAAAAACATCCTAGAACAATCACAATTCATTCTACATTTAAAGACAATCCTTTTTGTCCTGTAGAAGCTAAAAAGAAAATACTTTCATATCAGCCAGTAAAACTATGCTATATTGTTGTTTCAAAACTATTGAAAGAAGAAGAAGCAAAGACATATGATATTGAATCAAATCCAAAAGAATTTTCATCAAAGCATTTAAATGAGCTTACACGATGCAAATTAAACGAATCCATAAATACTGCATCTGAATACAAATGGCAGGTTTACGGACTTGGAGAGAAAGCCGAACGCCCTAACAGAATATTCCATTGGACTGAAATACCGTTAGACGTTTTCAATGCAATTAAAGCACCGGATTTGTACACGGTGGATTGGGGAGCAGTTGACCCAATGGGAGTACTTCACATGAAGTATTACGACGGCGGGTTGTACCTTCACGAAATGAACTACGATAGCGAAAACAAGATAAGGGAAAAACTAACCGCTACTGAATTGTTGCAGATTGACAATACAGAGGAAGGATTGATAATGTGGAAGTTCAGAAAGATGGGTATTAATCCTGAAAAAGTAATAGTATGCGATAGCAACAGGCCGTTGAAGATATTGGCTTTAAGGCGTGCAGGATTTGAATACGCTATTGCAGCAACAAAAGGCGCAGGATCTGTTATAGATGGAATTGATTTGCTTAACTCTTTGAATGTTTATTATACTTCAACAAGTGCAAATTTAAAATACGAGCAGGAAAACTATTCGAGAAAGGTTGACCGTTACGGAATTGTTTTGGAAGAACCTGAAGATACGGATAACCACCTTATGGATCCCGCCCGTTACGGAGCAGAGTTCTGGAGAAAAGAAGGATTGATTAAAAACATATAATTACAATATTCAAACAATATTAAATTATAAACACGGTAATAAACTATAGTTTATTGCAAAATTCAAACAATTAAAAAATAATAATTATGAAATTTATTCAAAGTGTAAACGAAAAAAACGTATTAGTAAATTTGGAACTTATAGTTTCAATTGAAAAAGTAAGGGATGGTATATTTTTATGTGCTCCTAATGAAAATATATTTTGGGATGCAGACGAAAACCAATTAAAACAAGATTGGGAAAATATTATTTTTTCTATAGGCCAAGATGTTGTTTCTACAGCAGGCAAAATGATAAGTATAAAAAAAATGTAAAACCTAAATTAAATTTACATATATTTGCTAAAATAAATTATTGTTGTGAAACAAGGATTTGAGAAAAATATTAACGAATCGCTATCTTCTTCATTGAGGACAGCGATTTTTTACGTTTATAATTAATGAGTTTTCATTTCAGCTTTGGGTTTGGCGGCAATCAAAGAGAACCGTTAAAAATTGAACAGGACAATGCGGGTAATATATTTTACACGATGTTCAGTTCTAGCACAGCTTTAGGAAAAGTAATTCCGGACAATGAAAAATTAAGAGTTGTTACAAATAGTCCTGCGTTATTGAAAGTTATTTCTTTGGATTGTGATATTTTTTCTCTAGGGAAAATTAACAAGTATAAAGACGATAAGATAAAAGAAAGGGATTTTCTATACTCGCTTTCAAAAAAGCCAAACATAACGCAGAGTTGGACACAGTTTTTATGGGATTATAAATTTTGGCTAAATATCTTCGGAGTAGCTTATCTTTATAATCCTAATGATTCAAAAGTGATAAGCGATAGAAATTCAATACAATGGCTTAATCCTGTCAATATCGTTTGGGATTCAACAGTTATAAGCAAGTTAAAAGCTATATTCCTTTCAGGAGGAAGTTACAAGGAAGTTCTTAAAAGTAATATTACATATAGATTTGAAAACGGACAGACAAAGCTTATTTCATTAAATGAGATTGTTCCTTTCTATGATCTTACAAATGCGGGTACTGACAACCCTTTAAACGGCTATAGCAGAATAGATGCTTTGTATAAGGTAATAAGAAATAGTGAATTAGCTTTAGACGCAAAAGCTATTAATCTAGAATTTGCACAGAAGTTTTTAGTTGCAGGGCAATCTGATCCAAAAGATGTTACTGAAATACCCATGACAGGACCAGAACAGCTAGACATTGAGACAAAAGTAAGAGGTCCAAAACAAGTCCACGCAATCAAATCAATGATTGACATTAAAAGATTTGTTGAGAATATCGGAAATCTTAAGATTGATGAAAGCTTTTACAATGATTATTTCATGTTCGGAACTATGTTTAATATTCCACGTGATATTTTGGAAGCCAATTTAAGAGGCTCTACTTATGAGAATCAAGAAAAGGCAATGGCAAGATTGGTAGAATATTGCATGTCTCCAAAAGGTCAGATGCTAACAGATTGGTTCGAAAGCCAGTACGGTTTGCAAGATATTAGAATGAGCTGGGGGCATTTGATGTTTAACCAGGTGTTCGAAAAAGAAAGAGCAGAAAGGGTAGGATTGCAATTAGACAATATCCAAAAAGCAAAAGATTTAGGTGGTATAAATGAAAGTGAAGCAAATGAAATGGTTAAATCAATATTAAACACGTAGCTATGAAAGTTGAAGAAATTAATAAGCTGTTGACCAATAAAGATATTTCTCCCGAACTGAAAAAGGATTTAGAGAAGAAGAAAGAAGCTTTGGTTAACGATAATAAAGTAAACAAATGAAAATACCACAGTTTGCAGAAAAATCAGATTTGTTTGATTTCCTTATCAAGAATGAAAAAGAACTTATTGCGGAAAAAAAATACAGTGTAAAAGAGGCTGATTCTTTCAGCTACACTAAAGATTTTTCTTTAACAGATGAAGATTCATATAAGGCAATCAACAATAAGCCTGTAAACGAAGATATAAGTTCGTTAAAAACGAAACTTGTAATAAACACTACCAATTGGCTAGACAGTCATGGTGATGTTCACATTCCGGGATTATGGGGGAAAACATTGACGGAAACAAAGACTGTTTATCTTCTGCAGGAGCATCAGATGAAGTTCGACAAGATCATCACAAGTGAGGTAGATGCGTTTGTTCAGAATTATACTTGGAAGCAGTTAGGGCTTTCAATGAACGGAAAAACGGAAGCTCTTATTTTTGATGCAACTATTGGCAAGAACCGAAATGAGTTTATGTTTAAACAATATCGTGACGGTTATGTATTGAATCATTCAGTTGGTATGAGATACGTTAAAATGTACTTGTGTATAAACGATAGCGGATCAGGTCAGTATTACGAGAATTGGCAAAAGTATTACAAAGAAATAGCCAATAGTGAAAGGGCAGATGAAGCGGGTTATTTTTGGGCGGTTACAGAAGCGAAATTAGTAGAAGGGAGTGCGGTAGTTATGGGTAGCAATACGATAACTCCAACATTAGAAAACAATATGAAAGCCGATGAAGAATCACTTTCAAAAGAAGAGCCGACTGAAGTCACTCCAACACCTAGAAGAAGAATTATTTAACAATTAAAATCTAAAACAGATGGATTTCAAGTACAAAAGTCAGGCTGAAATTGATAAAATGACGGCTGAAGAAGCGGAAGCTTACACAGTGGCTAAAAGAGATTTTGAAGAAAAATCAACAAAAGCCGAAATTGAAAAAGCAGTTAATGCTTTGAAAGACGAGCAAAAAAACGAATTCGAAAAGATTGCTAAACAGCTTTTGGAATTAAAGGACGACTACAACAAGTTGCTAGAAAAAGCAGACGGGAAAGCCGAAGCTGAAAAAGGAACGTTTGTTACTTTCGTTGAAAAGAATATTGAAAAATTCACGGAAACAGACAAGCATTATGGTGCTTCGACTGTAATTAAAGTAGCCGCCTTAATGACTACTGCGAATGTTACGCCAAACGTTGCGGGAGGTTTCTCCCCATTGTTCGGTAATTACATCGATACTGAAATTGGTCACGTTCCAAAACCTGACAACATCATGTTGCCTTTAGTAACTGTTAAGACACAGCCAGGAACGGAGAACATTTGGACTTCTGACCGTGTAAACGAAGAAGGAGATGCGGCCTTTATTGCTGAAGGCGCATTGAAACCATTGGCAGATGCAGAATGGACTTCAACTAAACACGCAATCAAAGAGGTTGCCGTACGTTGGAAGTTTACAAAACGTCTGATGATGCACGCTCCCGCAATTGTTCAGGATTTCCAAGAACATGCAAGAGAGTTGGTTGAGCAAAAAATAGACGATCAAATTTTGGAAGGAGACGGCACAGGAAATAATCTTGCAGGTTTGGAAGAATTGGCTTCTGCTTTTATCGTTCCTGCTGGACTTGCTGGATATTACCAGGCACCAAACATCTATGACGTTATTATGGCAATGGCAACAAGAGTTAGATTGTCTAACTTTAAAGGTCAAATTACCGCTGTCTTGAATACTGTTTGGATGGCGAAAATGGCAGGAATCAAAGATTTGGAAAACCGTTATATTGTTGCGCCTTTCGTGTCTCCTGATGGAACAAGAGTTGGTGCGGTAAATGTTAAGTTTTCTAACAAAATCGCTGATGATGCTATCGTAGTAGGAGACTTGAAGAAATTCAATGTTGTTTTTGCTGAAAACATCATGTACGATGAAGGTTATGAGAACGATGATTTCTCTAAAAACTTGGTATCAAGAAAACTTGAAGCTTTCTTAGGAACTTATATCAAAGGCTCGGATGCTGGATCTATCCTTTATGGAGACATTTCAGACATTCAGGATGATTTGGTAGTTGCTGAACCTGTAATACCTTAATATTTAAAATATGGCAGATAAAGAAAAGGCTAAAAAATTAGCCGAAGACCAAAACGCACAAGGAACTACGTTCGATGCAAAGGCGATGATTTCTGAAAATGCAGAAAAAAAAACAGTAATCAAATATACTGAACGTGTTAAAGTAAAATTGTTGAAAGATACCGTTTACCAAAAAGAAGGTAAAGTATATTCGCCTCATAAAATTAAAGCAGAAGCTTTGATTAAGCAGGGTTTAGCTGAACGAGTAAAAGAATAAAAGCAATAAAAGACAATGCCAACAATATCTAAAAATACTGATTTTAAAGGGGAATTTTTCATTCCGAATGCGGTAGTAATGCCAAATATAGGAGGTGCGCCAACAGCGACACAGGAAATTGACCTATTCATTGAAAAGTACGAAAAGATTTTGTTGGTAGAATCTTTGGGAATCGTTCAATACAATGAGCTTATTTCCGATGTCGAGACCAGCGGAAAATGGTTTGACTTGAAAAACGGCAAAGAGTACGATGATAAGATTTGGGTAGGATTGAAATCAATAACAATTCCTTTTATATTTTACCACTATCTTAAAAATGATAAAAGTATTTATTCGACTACAGGGATTCAAAGACCTGATTCGGAAAACTCTACTTCTGTAAATCCTACTTTAAAATTGGTAGAATCTTGGAATTGCTTTATTGAGGCATATCAGGGAATTAGTAATTGCGATTGGTACTTTTTACAGCCTATATTTTATTTTGAAGGTTGGGATTACTGGAACAATCCAAATAACAGTTCTTATGTTTCATTTAGGGAATATATTTCATCTTTCACGGATGATTATGATACTAAATTTCTCAAGAGATACGAACCCATTAATCGATTCGGATTATGATTATTGTTGAAGAACAGCTAACAAAGGCATTCGGTACATTACCAACGCTTGGAGGTTATCCTGAAATAGAAGAACCGCCAACACCTGCGGTAGATGCTTTTCAACCTGTTTACAAATGGGGAAATGAAGCGCATTTAATAAAGCAGCTTATTTTATTCAATAAGAACAATACTGTTCCTTATCCCTTGATTTATCAGATATCAAACACAGATTCTGATGATGTTAGCAAAAATTATACAACTACGGATTTAGTTTTAATACTTGCTACTAGAAATAAGGCAGTTGATTCTCTTAACGAAAACCGCTGGGCGATGAGCTATCAGAATATCCTTTGGCCGTTAGCTAAAAATATTGAAACTCTATTCAAAAAATCTCAGATGTTTGTTTGGGATGGAGAATTTAGAAAGACCACTTACCCAAACTATGGAGGGGAAAACAATAACGAAAGTGACAAGAAAAACTTTACCATAGATATTTGGGATGCTTTGAAATTAGAATTTAAAGGATTAAAAATAAGAAATACTTGCTTAGGCGAGTTTAAATACTAAAAAAATTATGGCATATTTAAATGCAATCAATTGCAACAAAGAACAATTTGCTTTAGGTACTGTTGACTGCGAACCGCTGTTAGGCGAGTTTTCAGGATTCGTAACAGTAGACAATTCTTGGAAAATCCCCGTAGCTGATATTGTATCAGGTTCATTTGGATTAGAAGAAGTTTTGGCATTGATCCAAAACGGAACATTCGAACCTTTTTTAGGATCTGTTGAATTTACAAACAACACTCCGGATGCAACCACAAAAGAATACACGGGCGGTATTATGAAAGTTATCCGTAACGGAAAACCTCAATATCGTTTTGAATTCGATAAAGGTGTAGGATATCACAAAGCGGCTTATTCAAGAAACAGCCAATCAGGAAAAAGCGTTTTGCTAATCGATGAATCAGGTACTTTGGTAGGTGCATATACAGGAGACGGATTGAGTTTTACAGGCTTCAATATGTCAATGTATAACACAAACACTTATGTGCCAAAAACAGGCGATGAAACGCCAAAAACGCTTATCGATATTCAATTAGGCAGTGAATCTCAATTCAATACAAGAATGGCATTGCTTACAGTTGGTCAGTCAGGAATTGATTTCAATACTGACATTTACCCGATTGTTGGAGTAAGCATTACAGGTACTGCTTCGGTTGCAAACGGATTCACGGTAGAAGTAAATGCGGTAAACAATACGATTTACGGAATTGAAGCTTTAGGAGTTGGAAATTTCAGAATCAGAAACATGGTTACAAATGCTGTTTTAGCTATTGATACTGTTGCGGCAGGAACAACTCCAGGAACTTATGTTATCGACACTACAACGCCTCCAACATTGGCGGCAACTTACGTGGTTGAGACATTTGATGCAACTGCTACACCTCCTGTTAACGTGGCTATGGTTGGAACTAATTTGTTTTACAAAGGTGTTTCTCCAATTATCACAGCGGTAGCTTAAAGCAAAACAAAAATTATAAACCTAAAAGGGTGGGTTAATCGCCTGCCCTTTTTTATTACAACATAGTATGAGTGAATTTGTAGATGTTATTACTAATGGAATAGAAAAAACAACCAAAGTATTGGCTATTTTAAACGAACACAAAGAAGTTTTAGATTCAGAGTTAAAATCAATAAATGAAAAACTAAAACAGTATGACGTTAAAATTGATGTCACTATGGTAAGCACAAAAAGCAGGTTTATGCAGAAATTAGATAAAATGATGGCAGAAGCAAAACTTAAAAAAAAATAAATTATGAAATTCGACAACGTATCATTCAGCAAAGAGGGATTTGAAAATTTCAAGACCTTGACCAAAGAAAAACAGATTGAAAAATTAGCAAATCTGCTAAATCCGAAAGACGAGGAAAGAGCAAAAGTTTTACTTAAAAATGTGCCACATGGGAATATCAGTTCAGGAGATGATAAAGAGGCTTCAGACAATAACGGAATCGGAACTGCAGAAGAAAGCAAAAGACCTAATAGAGCAGGACAAAGGAAGGAATTTAAGAAAAGCAAAGATTAACGAACTTGAATTTGGTTTAAACCCTGACAGGACAAAAATAGGCTCTTATCGTAGCGACGATTACGCTTTTAAAAAGAATAATCAGAATCCATTGGCAGGATTTGGAAACGTCGATTTGATATTGACTGGCGCATGGTCGAATTCATTGTTTCCAGTCGTAAAAAGCAACAGGGTAATATTTGACAGTTCAAACAGCAAGCACGATGATTTGCTTTCAAAATACGGTGAAGGAATAGCAAGCCTTAATCAAAACACTTTTAACAGGATTGCAAAGGCAAACTATCAGCCTGAATTTCTGAAACTAATTAAAAAAAGAATAGGTCAATGAGTGCATTTATTTGGGACAGCGCAGAAATACCCGCAAAGATTTACTTCAAGATTATTGAAACTAATGACTTATCATTATTAGGCGGGGAATCTGACGAGCAAAGAGAAAAGGCGTGGTCTAAAATTGTCGATGAAGATTTTGAGATTTCAGAGAATTCTAAAATTAAGCAGTATTTGGATAGGCAATGCAAGACTGAACACTTAAAACTTCAAATCCAAGCGATAAAAGATAATATGCAGGTACTGCTTTACACTACAACTTCTGAAAGTCAAAAAGAAGAACTAGCAACTATATTGAAAGAATTGGGCGTAAAAATTGACATTAAAAAAGACATTGTAGAAGAATGCCATAGAGTTCTTAAATCTGATTTAGGAATTATGAAAAACAAATTAAATAGGCTTATTGCTTCAGAACCTAAAAAGCAGGAAAGCATAAAAAGAACATTTGAATCTGACTTGGTAGCTGTTGAAAATATTCTTATGCGACCATTGCCGGACAATGTTTCTTTAATTTATTTCCGTGAAGCGGTTAAATCTGCTAAGCAAAAATCAGAAGCCAACAAAAAATCAATGCGTAAAAATGGCAAATAACGACGGATTAGTTGAAATAGCATCAAGCGAAACCTACAAAAAGGTTCAGGAGTTAATCGAAAACCTTAAAAAGATCGCTGCCGAAATTACAAATATAAACAGGAATCTTAATAATTCAAGACTCCCAAGCGATAATGCGAACAATTTAAACCAAATTACGCAACAGAATCAGCGATTAAATACCGTTCGTGAAAGAGCGAATCAATTATCTGCTGCAGAAATAGTAAACCAACGAACTTTAAGGCAAAATGCAGATCAATACGCACGTTCTGTTTCCGTTTTAGGCGGTGCATACCAAAGATTATCAGCACAGCAGGCAATTTCTGCTAGAAACCTACAAAATTTGATTGCAGGAGGAAGACGAGCGGAACAAACACAAAGACAATACAACAGGGAATTACGAAATGCGCAAAGAGAATTTGACTCATTAAACAGGCGTGTTT